ATATAAGAAGTGTTGTGAGGCAATTTACACAAGCTTCTGTTTTTACAAACCGAGTTCACCCAACTCAAAAACCTACTTCATTAGTTGAGTGGTGCATTGAAAAAACTAAAGAACAAATAAAATCAATCTTTGATGGTTTTGGTGGAAGTGGGGTAACAATGGTTACAGGTCATCAATTAAAAATAAAAACATATGTAATGGAACTAGACCCAAAGTACTGCGATGTAATTGTAAACAGAATGAGAAAGCTAGACCCTACATTGATAATTAAACGGAACGGAGTAGAGTAGTAACAGACTAACAACAGACGGCTATGGCATTTCCAAATGATGGTAAAAAATTCGAGAAAGGAGTTAGTGGAAATCCAAAAGGCGCACCAAAAACAAAGATTCTTAAAGATGTTTTAACGGCTGAACTACAAACCGAAAGCGGCGGTATAGACAAACTAACAGCTATAATAAATAGGCTTACTACAATGGCTGTTAAGGGGGATTTAAACGCTATTAAAGAGGTCTTGGACAGATATGCTGGAAAATCGGTGCAGCACAATATAATTGAGGAATTTGAGAAACCAATATTTAAACAAATTAATTTAGATGTTACAAGCGACGACGGCACAGACTAAAATATCTAAACTTCGCAAGCGCGTAAGGATTGTACAAGGCGGAACTTCGAGTTCTAAAACCTTTACAATCCTTCCGCTTTTAATTCAATATGCTATTCAAACTCCGAACAGCGAAATATCGGTTGTTGCTGAATCAATACCACATTTAAAGCGTGGTGCAATGAAAGATTTTATTAAGATAATGAACTGGAGTGGAAATTTTAAAGAGCAAAATTTTAACCGTTCAAACCTAACTTATAAATTTACCAACGGTTCGTTTATCGAATTTTTTAGCGCAGACCAACCCGACAAGCTTCGAGGAGCACGGCGTGATATTCTTTTTATTAATGAGTGTAATAACGTATCTTTTGAAAGTTACCAGCAACTAGCAATTCGTACAAAAAAATTTATCTATTTAGATTTTAACCCTACTAATGAGTTTTGGGTGCATAAAGAATTGAAAGACGATAGCAATTCAGACTTTATAATTTTGACGTATAAAGACAATGAAGCACTAGACCCCGCAATAGTCAAAGAGATTGAAAAGGCACGGGAAAAAGCAAAGACTTCTACTTATTGGGAAAATTGGTGGAATGTTTACGGACTTGGACTAATTGGAAACCTAGAAGGCGTTATTTTCAACAATTGGCAAACGATTGATAAAATACCCGACGATGCAAAGTTAATCGGTTACGGTTTAGATTTTGGATACTCAAACGACCCGACAGCAATAGTTGAGGTTTATAAATGGAACGACCAAAGAATATTAAACGAAATTTGTTATCAAAAGGAATTATCAAATAGTCAAATAGCAAAAAGATTTGGCCAAAGACTACCTTGTTATTGCGATAGTGCAGAACCAAAATCAATAAATGAACTTCAAAAGCTAGGGATTAGGGCGTTAGCGGTTAAAAAAGGTGCGGGCTCAATTAATTTTGGTATTCAGATAATGCAAAACAACGAATATTTAGTAACTTCGCAAAGTATAAATTTAATTAATGAGTTCAGGAAATACAGTTGGGACAAAGACCGTAATTCAGGCTTAAAAATAAATAAACCTATTGACGATTTCAATCACGCAATAGATGCGGTTCGTTACCACGAAATGGAATCTTTAACTAAAAAAACACCAATGCCGTTATGAAAGATAAAATAATTGATGCAAAAGTAATTGATGGAATTATCGTCATTAATTTAATAGTTGATCAAGAAAAAAAAAGAATAATGCTAAGCGCAAAAGCCGTATTAAAATTAATAAATAAATTATGACAGCAAAAGAAACAACGCGTATGCATTTACATAGATTGTTCCCGTATTTGAAAACCGAATATCGAAAGCTCTATAAAAAAGAATTGAGAAAAAAAGAAACTTTAAAAGAATTATTCGGCGATGCAGAAACAAACTTGGAAAAGCTTAAAGTTATTTTTGATTATCAAAATCTTTTATAAGATTGACGTAACTTTTAAAAATGTGGGGCGGTTTATTGATTTAGAAACGTTTATAAAAGATGAGGACGACAAAGCATTTATAAAAGCAACCGTAACGCCTCGACTGTGGTTCTTGACGATTCCAGAGTACGTTCAGCGTTACGCAGTTGCTTTATACATTCAAGAAGCCGACGAGGTTAAAGCTAGTTTCCCGTGGATATACAACCCTCCACAGTTCGTAAGTAACGGTGAAATAACACAGGGGTCAATAGAAAGAGAAAACTTTTCTTTAACTTACGGAGGATATACCGAAATGGTATATCTTTGTGCTATCTTTGAGGCGGTTAGTCCAAAAGTTGTATTTAATTACGAAACGAAATACTTTTTATTTTGGTCGGAATATTTATTAAGAAAAAGAACAGTTGAAAATTTGAAATAAAATGAACGAACTATTTTTATTAACGAGTTTTTTAGTTGAAAAGTTTCAAGAAAACGATTTGGTTAATACTATTTCGTTAGTTGAGACAAAGCATCTGGACAACAACAAAGAAAACATCTATTGTTTAGTGAACATAGACTATTTAGAAAGTGAGACTTTGCCAGATGCAATAATTTCTACTTTCTTAATTACAGTGGTTCAGCAAAGAGATGTACGCCCGCAAAAGACAGATAGCAAGTTAAGACTTGACACAAATCTAGTTGATAATTTGGGAGAAACTTTGGCGGTTATTACTAGATTTTTAAACCAAATGAGAAGTAATAATTTTGAAAATAACATACAGTTGTTTGAAAATTCAGTATCTAAAAAATACGAAAAGAATAGTTTAGATGGTCATCAGATTACGATAAATTTATTAATAGCAAATCTAGGAAGCGGATGTTAGACGAAGCAGGAATACGGGCCGTTTCACAAAGTATAATAGACCAATCAAAGTCAACAGCAAGAGTAGATACGGGAGCGTTAAAACGTTCTATTTCGTTTACTTATGTAAAAGAGCAGGTTATTTTTAGAATGCTTTATTATGGAAAATTTGGCAAAAATTCAAAGCTAGAAGCAAATGCAAGGCGATTAATGCCGTCGGGGGTCAAGTGGAAAATTATTTACACTGAATTTGGAGGTGGAACTTATGAAGTTGGCGTAACGCAAACTGGCAGAAATTCAACTAGGAAAATAATAGATTCAATAACCAGAAGTAGCACAACAGCGGTTACTTCATTATTAAACAAAATTCGTGGCAAAAAGAAGAACTAGACAACAGATAGATGCAGATAAAATAATTAAGGCACAATTAAACGAATTAGGCGAAAAGGTTTATCAACAGGCGAAAAACAATTCAAGAGTTGATACGGGGCGTTTAAGGGATTCCGTTAATTATATGGTAAAGCCAGATACAACTTTGACAGTTGCACAAGTATTTTATGGCAAGTTTCAAAACCCTAACGAGTTGGAAGTTGCAATAAATAATAATGTAGATGAAACGATAAATTTAGTAGTCAAAGAAATAGTAGACCAAATAACAGCAAATTATGATAGTCAAAAGAATTGAAGTTGTACAATTGCAGACTGTTTTTAACAACAGAAAAGGAATTATCTTTTATACTGATACTATCAGTGGAATTTCAAATCAAATTACCGTTACCAATTTATCAGGCGGTACTTTGTCTGCGTCTCAATGGATGCTGTATTTTATAACCAATTCAATTTATTCAAGCGATTTATTTACAGCGATTAATTTAGGAACTTCATTTGCATTTCAAGCAAAACTTGCAAATATAAATATTACAAAGTTTGCTTTATATACTGCATCAAATGTAGAAATTGAGCCTGGCTCAGATTACACCTTTACAATTACAGATGTCACCGTTCCTGATGTTGCACCAATACCGCCAATTTTACCGCTAGATGTTCGCACACCGATTGACAACGAAAGCAAAGTTAAATTAATCAACAGCCCGTTATTCATTCGTGAACCTGCAACAATTTTAACAAAATCCGTAACTGTAAATCTTTACATTTGGGATGGATTGTTAAACAAAGTAATTAACCAGCCTACTGTAATTTTAAGAAAAGACAAAGTTAGTCAATTAGATAGCTATGTTTCTTTAGAGATTTCCGATTTGATTAAGCCTTTTATAAAGCCTAAATTCGCGTATAATAGAGCCGCACCCGCTGCAATTACAAACCAAGGCGCATTTATTCAGGCGCAAATAATCTCAACTAATTTTGATGGAAGTCAAACAAGCCGTTACACAAACACATTTTTTTGCACGTTGGGTTATCGTTGGAATTACGAGCAGAATCTAATTGGAAACAACGGCGTCGAAAATTACGGTGCAAGCGGTTTTGTAGTTCCGGTTGAAAAATGGTTCAATCCAAAAATACATAATTATTTTAATCAAACTTTTAATTTTACTAGATTAGTTGCGGAAGCTACAACTGCAAATGTTATAAATTACGTTCCATTAACTCCGACAAAATTACGATGCACTCAAGACCCGTGCTTAATCGTTTTTATAAATAAATTAGGCTTATGGGAAAATTTTACACCTCACGGCAAAAAAACAGCAAGCGTAAAAGTAGATAGAACTATTAGCAATATTTCACATCGGGACCCGTCGCAAGTTGACAACACTTTTATACATTCAAAACAAATCACTTCGATAGATGCTGAGCAGTCCTATGTAATAAATACGGGTTCACTAGACGAAAATATGACTTCGATAATAGAGGAATTGATTTATAGTCCAGTAGTTTATTTGATTAATTTCAAGGGTGATTTTGAATTGGTAACAACTGTTGGAATCACAATTGATAACGCAGTTGTAAGTATTGACAATACGGTTATATCAATAGATAGTCAAAGCATTACAGCAGAAGCAATAGGTTTCTTTAAAACGCACCAGCAAATCCCGGTAGTCATAACTGATGAAGATTTTACACGCAAAACAAGGTTAAATGATAGGATAGCGATAGACTATAATTTAAAATTTGACGAAACAAACAATAAAATTAACAATATAAGGTAGTTCGTTTATGATAACAGAAGTATTTGTCTCACTTGACGGTCTTAATTATAACAAACTTGACTTAATTAAGGATGAATCTATACCAATGCGGTACACTTTTAAAGATACTCAAGATATTAGCAAGGTATTTTCGCCTTATTCTTTAAACTTTACCTTTGATGCGACGCCAAATAATCTAATTTCTTTAGGATTTTTTGGCAATACTGACGTAATAAAGTCAACTGACTTGCGAAAAGTACGTGCCAAAATCTATGTAAACAGCATTTTAAATCAAACAGGACTGTTAAAATTAGAGAAAATAGTCTACAAAATGGGTAAACCTTCTGTAATTACAGCAAGTTTTGCTACGAATTTAACTAATTTAAAGGATAAAATAGGAGATGACACTATTGACGGATTAGGAAGCTTAGTTGTTAATTGGAATCCAGCATCAGTAAAATCATTATTAGAAGGTGTTGTTTCCTCAAACATTGAAGGAATCCCAATAAAGTACTTGATCCCGTTGGCGTCAACCAATCGAGTCATACAATATAATATAGACGAAACAGGACTAGATAATGTATTTTTTAACCCTGCAAATTTACCTACGTCAAACAAAGTTTTAAAGGCAAATGAATTAAGACCAGCTATTTCATTTAGCACAATAGTCGAATTAATTAAATTGAAATACGGTTTGCAGATTGTCGCGCCTCTTGAAAATCGAACCGAATATAAAGACGCTTACATTTGGTGTATGGGTCAAAACTTTGGAAGCAAAACACAAAGCAAATTTATTATAACGCAAAACGCAACTACCACCGCAAGCCTTGGAATGAGAATTGATTACTTTGCTTTAAGTAATAGCATTAAGGTAAAAATAAGTAGCGCGGGAGTTATTAATAATAAAGTAGCGCAATCAATTATATTTCAAGGAATAAATTATTTAACGGCACCTACAACTGATTGTACAATGTCTATATTTAGAGTTGGCGAAGAGTTTCCAATTAAAACAGAAACTTTTA